CGGCAATAGCGGCATGGGAAAAACAAGCCTCGCCGCTGCATTTCCAAAGCCGATCTTCATTCGCGCAGAGGATGGAATGCAAGCCATTCCCGCCGACAAGCGGCCCGATGCCTTCCCGCTGATCTCTGATGCGGCAACGCTATGGGAACAGCTTACCGCAATCATTCACGAGCCGCATGACTATAAAACGCTAGTGATTGACAGCGTGACGGCTTTGGAGCGTTTGTTTCTTGGCGCTGTTTTGGCGCAAGACCCGAAGGCCAAAAGCATCAATCAGGCATTGGGCGGCTATGGGGCTGGCACGTCAGCGATTGCCGCGATGCACGGGCGCGTTCGTAAGGCCGCTGGATTGGCAAACGAAAAGCGCGGAATGCATGTTGTCTTTGTGGCCCATGCCGATGTGGAAACAATGAAGCTGCCGGATGCGGATGATTACATGCGCTACAGCCTGCGCTTGCCGCAAAAGAGCCTTCCACCCTATGTCGATGATGTTGATGTGGTCGGGTTTGTCCGCTTGGAAATGTTCACCAAGGGCGACGATGGGGAGCGCAAGCGGGCAATCAGCACTGGCGACCGGGAGTTGATCGTTCATGCAAGCGCGTCTTGTGTATCGAAAAACCGATATGGCATTACTGAGCCTTTGCCTTTCAAGGCTGGCGAAAACCCGCTTTCAAGCGTCATTCCGGCGCTTGGCGGCAAACAGAAAACCAAAACAGAAGGGGCCGAATGATGGGATTTTGGGATTTAAGCGAAGGCGGTAGCGCCTCTGACACTGGCACGGAATACGAAATTCCGGGCGGCAACATGGACCCGATCCCGGCGGGGTCTAGTGTTCTGGCAATGATTGACGAGGCCAAATGGTCGCGGGCGAAGGAAATGGGCGATCCGCAAGGCGGGCCGTTTACCGGGGCCGAGTTTGTATCGCTGCGATGGAGCGTTATCAGCCCGGACGAATACAAAAACCGCAAAATCTTTCACAAGCTTTGGGTGTCTGATCTGGACCCTAACGCCAAGGATGAAAGCAAGGCGATTGCCAAGCGCGACAAGGCCAAGCGGATGCTGGGGGCGATTGATGCAAACGCCGGGGGCAAGCTTGGGGCGCAAAGCGGAAAGCCAACCGATGACAGCTTAACGCTGCATCTGTGCAACAAGCCGATGATCGTCACGCTGATGACGTGGGATTTGACCGACCGCAACACTGGCGACAAGATCGCTGGGAATTGGGTGTCGGCTGTTGCTCCGAAATCCAAGGGGATCGATGTGAAAGCAGCGGCGGAGGCACCAAAGTCAAGGCCTGCACCAACAGGCGCGCAACTGCGCGATATGGACGATTCCATCCCGTTCTGATGATTTGAATGGGAAGCCCGCGCCGTTGAAGGTTGGAGCCGATTAGCCTGAGATATTCAGAGCCACGGCGCGGGCGTTTTGTCAAAACACTAAGCATCAACAAGGATATTAGTATTATGGAATACTATGAACATCAAGCAGTTGTAGATTTGGCAAATCTTGGAATGCCACATTTCCGAACTGGAAGCCGAGAAATTTGCAGCCCAGCCCCATATGATACTGACGCTGATTTTGTTGTTCTTGACCTGAACAGCAGTGGAAGCTTTGAACGCAATGGCTTTGCAATAACAACCGAAGATCGGCGCGAAGAGTATGGCGAGACTAACTTTGAAACCTATAGAAGGGGGGAGGTTAACCTTATTGTTGTTCACACTTGGGAAAGTTTCAGGGCGTGGAAGGCCGCAACGGCGGCGGCAAAACAGATGAACATTAAAGATAAAGAAAAGCGCATCGCCCTCTTTCAAGGCGTTCTTTATGGGAATTGGTGACATGGAACAACGGTCAGAGGAATGGTTCAAAGCGCGGTCGGGGCGGATCACGGCGCCGAGTGTCGGGGCAATCCTTGGGAATGCGCCTTATGCAACCCGCGCCGATGTGATGCGCCGAATGGTGCGGGAATGGCACGGCGCTGAAAGTGAGTTTACAGGCAACATCGCGACCGAATACGGCACGAATAACGAGGCCGGGGCCGTTGTTGAATATACAATGGAAACCGCAAACAAGGTCGAGGCCGTGGGGTTTATCACGGTAGAAGATTGGGCCGGGTGCAGCCCGTACGGGTTTATTGACGGTGAAAACGGCGGGCTTGAGGTTAAATGTCCTTTCGGCCTGCGCAAAGATGAAAACCCGCAATTTAAGACGCTGAAAGAGCAACCGCATTATTATGACCAAGTGCAATTTTCGCTATGGGTGACGGGCCGCAAGTTTTGGCATTTCTTCCAATGGTCGCCAGTTGCAACAAAGCTGGAATGCGTTTTGCCGGATCAAGATTGGCGCGATGAATGCCTGCCGAAACTGCGGCAATTCTATGCGGAATATCTGGCCGAGCGGGAAACGCCAGAGGATCATCTTGCGCCGAAGCGGCATGAGATTGACACGCCAGAGGCGCATCGGATCATGGCCGAATATGACCAGATTTGCGAGGCTATTGAAAACGCCACGGCGCGCAATGCTGAATTAATTGCGGATATGGTGCGCATTGCTGGAGATAAAAACGCGGTATTCGCGGGGCGCAATTTGACGAAAATAGAACGCGCCGGGTCGATTAGCTATGCAAAGGCAATCAAGGAACTATTGCCTAATGCTGATCTGGAGAAATGGCGCGGGAAACCGTCAAGTTATTGGGGGGTGAAATGATGGGAAAGAGCATTGCGGAATTGAATTGCGACATTGAAGAACGCGCCGCAATTATTGAAGAGGCGACAAAATGCAGCCGTGCGGATGCTGAAAACATGGCTGCAAGATTGCACGGTTTTAAGAGTTGGCAGGATTGGGTAAAAGCGCGGGGCGCACAATGATCCTTCGCCCATATCAGCAATCTGCCGTTGATGCGGCGTGGTCTTTCATGCGGGGCAGCGTGTCGCCGTTCTGCATCGAGGCCGCAACGGGCGCGGGCAAGTCGTTGATGATTGCGGAATTGGCCCGCCTAATCCATGCCAGCACGGGCAAGCGGGTGCTTTGCTTGGCCCCGTCCGCTGAATTGGTAGTACAGAACCGCGAAAAATACCTTGCGACAGGCAACCCCGCGTCGATGTTCTCTGCCAGCGCCGGGGGCAAGGAATTGCGTCATCCTGTTGTTTTCGGATCGCCTCTAACAGTGAAAAACAGGATCAGCCGGTTTGGGGCGGAATACGGGCTTGTGATTGTCGATGAATGCCACGGTCTAACGCCTACGCTAATTGGGATCATTAACACCATGAAAGAGGCAAACCCCAACTTGCGGGTTTGCGGCATGACCGCAACGCCGTATCGCTTAGGGTCGGGTTATATCTTTCGGATGCACCCGGACGGATCAATAAACGGCGATGACGTGGCCCGCGATCCGTATTTTGTGAAATGCGTTTACAAGGTGCAGGCGCGGGAATTGATTGGGCTTGGCTACCTCACGCCGCCTGTGATCGGTGAAACGGGCGCGACAGGCTATGACACTGGCGGTCTAGTGGCGAACGCTATGGGCAAGTTTGACGCCGGGGCCGTGGACCAGGCTTACCATGGGCATGGGCGCAAAACTGCGGCAATCGTCGCGGATGTGGTGGCGCAATCGCGCGACCGCCAAGGCGTGATGTTCTTTGCCGCGACAGTGCAACACGCTAACGAGGTGCTTGCCAGCTTGCCGCCTGAATTGTCGGCCATTGTGACGGGCGAAACACCAAAGGCCGAGCGCGACCGCATTCTAAAGGCGTTCAAGGCGCGGCGGATCAAGTACCTAGTGAACGTGTCGGTGCTCACGACAGGATTTGACGCGCCACATGTGGACGTGATCGCGCTGCTACGCAAAACGGAAAGCGTTGGGCTATTGCAACAGATCATCGGGCGCGGGTTGAGGATTGACGATGGCAAGGCTGATTGCCTGATCTTGGACTACACGACAAACTTGGATGACCATTGCCCGGATGGGGATCTGTTTGCGCCCGTTGTTCGGGCTGGCAAGGCGGCAGGCGGCGAAGGCGGGCTTGAGTGTATTTGCCCTGATTGCGGGAATGAAAACCTGTTCAGCGCCAAAGTTGATTTGCTGGAATACAAGAAAGACGCGGCGGGATATTGCCTCGATCTATACGGGGTGCAGGTTCAGACGGAATATGGGCCTTTGTCCGGGCATTGGGGGCGGCGCTGCATGGGCATGGTGCAGACAGGACCGCGCGGCGAATATGAGCGTTGCGGGTATCGCTGGACTAGCAAGGAATGCCCGCATTGTGAGGCGGCGAATGACATTGCGGCGCGGTATTGCTGCGAATGCAAGGGCGAGATTATCGACCCGAACGAAAAGCTAGTTCTTGACTTCAAAGCGCTGAAAAAAGACCCGACAAAACTGCAAACGGATGAAGTGATCGGAATGGAATGGAAACCCGGATGGTCGCGGGCGGGTAATGCCACGATGCGCGTTGAGTTTCGGACGCAGTATCGGCAATTTGTCGTTTGGTTTCAGCCAGAAGCAAGTCACACGCGCGGGATTGAACAATGGGAAATGCTAAAGCGTGCAACAAACAACGGCGACGAATACCCGCACACCGTCACATACCGCAAAAACGCGGATACGGGGTTTTTTGAAGTGATCGGATACAATCGCCCCGCAGATGTGGAGCCGAATAAAGGGGAAAAACATGCGGCTGAATGATCTGCCAAGCGGAATAATGGTTTTCGGTGATGTGGACTTTCGCGGGAAATGCCCGACCGAGGCAGTAGAGCAAGTTTCATTTTTCAACAGGCTTCGCCGGGAATATCCTGATACGCTTGGCGCGATAGCCATTCACCCGCGCAATGAAGGGCTAAAGACGCGCGGGCAATTCTCCAGCGTTGCCAAACATGCCGCCGAAGGAATGACACCGGGGGCGGCGGACATTATCA